GCCTACAATAAAAGACCAGTTGATGTCAGACGAAGAACGTGCAGCTGCGCAAGAGCAAGCTATGGCACAACCTTCCCCAGCAGAATCACAAGGTTTAGCGGCACTACCAGCGCCTAACATGGAGCCAACAGAAAAGGCTATGGCAGGCGGCGGTATTATTGCGTTTAGTGGTGAAGATGAAAGTCTTGTTAAAGAACCTATGACTACCGAGCAGATGAACGACATGTTATACGGTCGTGGTATTCGTCGTTCACCAGAAGAAATAGCTCAAGCGCAAGCTGAACAAAGTAAATTTTTTATGAGCCCACGTATGCGTGCTGCTACGGCAGCCCCGGCTCCTCAAGCGCAACCTATTCCAACTAGGGTAGCTCAGCAGCAAGACATGGAAGGCAGTGCACAAGGCCCTTTATCTGCGGCGCCAATAAACGTTCCAGTTAAACCTACGGGGATTCAAACCATTGCTAATCAAGCAGATGTAGCGGCTATTCAAAAACGAGTGGACCCTTCATTGGCTAAAAAAGTTGCTGATGAAAATCCTAAAGAACCGCCTAAATCGCCACGAGTAGATAACTTTGCAGGACTAGAGCCAAGCAAAGACGAACTTGCTACTAAGATCCAAAGTGAAAAAGACTTTGCTGCTGGGCAGTATTTAATGAGTATTGGTCAAGCTATGATGAGCGTACCTAATATTGGTATGGCTTTGGCAAAGGGTAATGAACTTGGGTTGCCGGGTCTTGTTGCTAGCCGTAAAACCATTAACGAGCTTGAGAAAAACCAAAAAGACTACACGTTCCAGCTCAATAAAGCCAAAGAAGCACGCGACCAAGGTAACGAAGAACTGGCAATTAAGCATGAAGAACTGGCTCAAAAAGTTCTTTACCAAACTGGTGTATTGGCTGTTGAAAACCGTAAAGCAGGCGCTGAAGAATTACGTGCTGGCGCATACGCAAGCCAAGTTGGTAGTAAGAAAGATATCGCCCAAGAGAAATTAGATGCGGCTATTGGCGGTGGAGCGGTTAACATGCACAATAAAAACATGGCTGACTTCACCTTTTCTCGAAAATTTGATAAAATGTCTCCTGAGCAAAAACAAGCTTATTTCGCCGATTTACGCCAGCAAGCTGCGGCTTTGTATGGTAAAGATGAAGGCGCAGGAAGCGGTGGTTTTGATTTGTCGTCTGCAGCAGCAGCAGAATTGGAACGCCGTAAAAAGTCGTAAAACCACAATTTAGAAAGCCTTAGCGATGGATTTAAGTAAACTATCGGATGACGACCTTGTAGCCCTACGTGACAAAAATATGAAGGGCGTGTCAGACGAGGGTTTAAAATACCTAGCCTCGCTAAGAGCTCCTACCACTTCTAATGAACCCCCACCAGATACAGGATTTACTGGCGCATTAAAATCTAGCGCAGAACAAATCCAAGCTGACTACGAGCGGTTAAAGGGCAAACTAGGCGTTAAGCCTACAGAAGAAGCCGAAGCTGAAGCTAAGAAACACGAAGAAAAAGCAGCTAAAGTATTTAAACCAACTGAAGAAGGTTGGCTAGAAGCCCCGTGGACTAAATTAAAAGAAACAGCTGGCGGCTCTTTGCCATACATGGTTGCCCCTGTTGCAGCTGGCGCTGTGGCTGGTGCGGCTCCTGTTGCAGGAGCTCTTGGTTTAGGTGCTACTGCGGCTTCTATGCTAGGTGCTGGCGCTGCATCTGCTGCACAGTTTACTGGCGCTGGTTTATCCCGCCAGGTTGAAGCTGGCAAATCGCTAGAAGACACTAGCCTATTAAACGCCGCTGCGGCGGCCATTCCTCAAGCTGCTTTAGACGTAGTAGGCTTAAAATATATTCCTGGTATTCAAAAAATCTTCCGTTCAGTCGGTCAAGACATTACAGAAGAAGCAGCTAAAAAGATGCTGCAACAAGGTACATTACGTACAGCCGGCCAGTACATCGCTGGCGGCGCAAAGATTGCTGGTGTTGAAGGTGCTACAGAAGCAGGGCAGGCGTTCTTTGATCGTTTACAAGCCGGCCTAAACATATCAGACATTGAAGCTCGCAAAGAGTATCTTGATAATTTTATTGGTGGCGCTGCGCTGGGTGCAGTAGCTTCTCCGTTTGGTGTTCGTGGTACACGTGGCGAAGCCCGTGATGTGGTAGCTAAAGCACAAGCTGGCCGTGATGAAGCCGCTCGTTTAGAGCAAGAAAAAGCTGACTTAGAGGCTAAAGAAACAACAGCCGCCCAAAAAGAAATGATGGGCATGGCTCCTAAAGGGGCTACCCAAGAAGATGTAGCTCGCCAAGAAGCAGAAGCTCAACAGATGAGCCAGGAGATTGCTAATCAAAGAGGTATTTTAACCCGTGAGATGGAGCGTTTAGCTACTGCAGCACAAAATGAAACCGATCACGATAAGCTGTTAACGATTAGCGGTCAAGCTCAGGAGATTCAAAAACAGTTAAATGGCATTGACCCAGATAACATTAGTAATCAGCTAGAAGCGATTAAGAAACAAGACACGGCTATTAACAAACAAATTAAAGCCGCTGAAAAAGAAGACGACAAAGAAACCGTTGCGCAGCTAAAAGCTCACCTAGACAACAACGCGTCAATTAGAAGTGACTTTGAAAAGACATTACGTGCTTTAAAATTTGAGCAACAGACAACTGAGTCTGCAGCGTCTATTGATAAAAAAATCCAAGCTAAAGAAACTGCTTTAGAAAAAGCCAAAGAGTCTGGCGATGTAACTTCTATTGGCAAGATTATTCAAGATATTAAAAATTTAAGAAACCAACGTCCTGGTTTTTACAGTACAGAATCTACAACTCAACCAAGGCAGTTCGGTATTGGTGCTAGACAGCAAGATGAAGTAGGCAAGTTAAGGTCTGCAGCGTCTGGAACTCAAGGGTCTTTGTTTGAAGGTGCTGGTGAATCTGCAACTTATCCTGAATATCAAAAGCGTCTTGCCGATGAAGAACGTCAGCGCCAGGCTAAGTCTCAAGAAGTACTGGATGAAGAAGCTATTTTAAATGCTCAGCAACAAGAGATTGAACAGTCTACTGGCGAAAAACCTAAACGCGGTAAGTACCGCGAAGAAATGACGTCGGATGAATACACAAATATGCTGTTGGATAAGCTAGCTGATATACATACCCGCCCAGATACCCATATTCCTACGGAACTAACCCCAGCCAAAAAAGAAGCAGAAGCAAAACGGATTGCGGCACTTGATACAGCTAAGGAAACGTACAGACAAAAACTTGGCGCATATTTAAATTTAGTAAACGAAGCCGATGAACTCGGTCGTGGCGAAGTTGGGCGTGGTACTGAGGTTTATAACGCCAGAGGTGATGTTGCAGCTTTAGGTAAAAAAATAGAAACCGCTAGAAAAGAATTAGTTGTTGCCCAAGATGACGTAGTTAAAGCTATTCCAGAAGGCGTAAAAACCCCGACCGAATCCGGTAAAGCCAGCGCTGCACTACAGGATATGTTGCTTTTAGACCTTACAGATACTATAGATAGCATGCGTAAGGGTGAATGGTTTGGTGGCCCTAACATAAAAATGGCGTCGGGTTCTTTAGAGACGTTGGCTAAAAAAGCTAGGTCAAGTCTAGACAGATACATACAGGCAACCATTACAAATATTAACTACGCTCGTTTAGCCAAGGGCATGGACCGACTTAGCGATTCTGAAAAAGCAGATATATTTAAGCAAGTTGATGAGTTAATGAATAACAAAATCAAACGTGCTACTGGTAAAAAAGCTACTGAGCTAAAAGAAGCTGAACTTAAATATGGTAGCGGATTGTTTCAAGCCGCTATGCAAAAAGCTGGGTTCCGGTTTAAAGAAGGAGAAATCCTTACCGGTTTTCACCGTAATGAATTTAAAGATGTACAGAATTTTGCTGAAAATTTAAAAGGTAAATACACAGAAAAACAAGTTAAACGCGGAGCGTTACGTCGCGAATCAACTGGCGACTTATTTACAGAAGGCCGTATTCAAGATACTGGTAAGCCGCGTAAAACTGTTAAAGAACTTACCGATGTAGAAGAGGCGGTAAATGCATTAGAAAAAGCACTAAATGCTGATTTAACTGTAGAAGAACGTTTGGTGTTTGAAAAAGCGCAACGCATGTTGGCTGAAGGATTAAACACACGCGATGTAGAAGCTGAGACAGCATCGGGCGTTAAAAAAGTTATGCCAGGACTTGTAGACGCAGTTACAGAACAGGCTACTCGAGTTAATGAAGGTAGAAAACCAGACTTAACTGATATAACAGAAGCTATTAAGCGCGTACAAGAAGCGTTTAGTGGCCCTATACAAGTTATAGAGGGCGGTAAAGAAGTTAGTCAAGCCGAGTTATTTCCAGGCGAAACTTCTACTATTCGCGCAACACAAACAAACTTTAAACGGTTAATTGCGGCTAAACTAGAAGGCGGAGCTAAATTAGTTAACGCAGCTAGAAAATTAGTAGCAAATTTTAAAAATACATCTCCAACTGCTGTTGAATTTGGTAAGCTGTTTAATAATAAGCAGATTTGGAATTTGCTTAGTGAAGCGTCTAAATTAGATGCTGAAGGCGCTAAGTTTTTACGCAAAGGAAAAAGAAAGTATAAAGCAGAAGCAAATCAAGCGTTTGCCGCTGCGGATGATTTTAGGAAAGAAGCGTATAAGGTGTACGCTGATATTGAAAAAGATGCTTTAGCTAAACTGCAAAAAGTTGATAAGCCAGAAGAGTTGGTTGCACAATTTGACGCGTTAAAGAAAAAAGTTGCTAAAGAAATAAAAGACACACTAGCACAACAAAAGAAAGCTGAAAAAGAACGCAACATGCCGGAGTACCCAGAAAAGGTACGGCAAATACGCGAAGGTACTACCCCACTTGAATTAGCTAAACTTGAAGCGCAGTTTGCTGTGGGCGCTAAGAAAAGCTATGAAGCTAGACTAAATCTGCTTCGCTTGCAGAGCTCAATGGTTGAAAAAGCCGTTAAGACTGTTGCTGAGCGTGTAGCAGAAAGTGAACAAGCCGCTGCCCAACAAACGGGTCTTGGCCTACCTGGTAAAAAACAAACATTTAAAGTTGCGGAAAAACTTCAAGCTGGATTGCCGCATCAAGGCAAAAAAGTGGAAGCGGCATTTAATTTTGCTAAACAGTATTTTAAAGAATGGAACGCTAAAAAAAGCGTTACTATGAACGCAAAGCAACGTGAAGCATTAAAAGTTGCCCACCAAAAATACCTAGATGCTAGAAAAGCGTTAAGCGAACAGTTTAAAAATAGTCGCGTTCATCCGCGCATTGCTAAGATTATGAATTGGATGGTAACTGCGGATGAAAAGACTGCGCGTTATAGGAAAGCGCAAAACCTTATTATTGGTTTAGAAGAGAAGATGCAACAACAGGTGTTTGCTAAGACACCTAAGAAGCAAGTTACTGCTATAGGACCGTCTAACGAAACTACAGTTGAAGAAAAACGGTTAGAAGATGAACTTGGCTATACAGAGTACAAAAATCAAATTAAAGCTATTGAAACCAGTAAAGAATCTGCTGGCGAAGTGGTTGGCCGTATATCTGAAATTGGGTTGGCTAAGCTCGTTAAAAAAATGGAAGATCGGGTTGCTTTTATTACCAAACGTTTAGAATCGCAAAAAGCTCCTATTAAAGATCGCGAAAGTTTAGCTGATGAAAAAGACACGTTACTAGAACAAATTAAAGCCACTCGCACAGTTTTAAATGCTCGTCGCACCGGGTTAATTGTTGGCCAAGCGCAAGAAGAAAAAGGTGCTAAACGATATAAAGCTTCTGATGCTGAAAAGAAACTTGTTAAAGAAGGAAAATTAGAAGAAGCTAGCATAACACCAGAAGCGTACGAGCTTGTTTTAAAAGCGTATAACAAAGAAATAAAAAATGTTCCTACGCAAAATGATTTCAAAAAACTTATCCGCGTTTTAGCAGCAACAGAAATACGTTTAAAACGAGATACTTCTTTGACGTCTAAGCGCAGAATAGAACTAGAAAATAGAGCAAAAGATTTACGTTTAGAAATAAACGAGCTAACTACGCAGCTTTCCGAAAAAACCCCCAGCGCTGAAGAAGAAGCTGAAGAATTAGGTATTAAAGACGTAGAAGCGTACAAACGTTTACTACGCGCTATGGATATTAATTTTAAACCGCGTGTTGGCGAAGGTAAATCTTCAGGCATTCAAATGTTACGTTCAGCAGCTCAAGCTGTAGTAGACAAAATGGATTTGCCAAAAGGCCTCAAAGTATTTGTTATTCAAGACTTGTCGCCCACTATGAAAGAATACATCCGCGAACGTGGCTTTGATCCAGCGTTAACTAAAGGTTTTATTACAGAAAATGGCTACGTAGTAGTTGTAGCCGGTAACCATAAAACTGCTGGCGAAATAGCTGAGACTGTAGCCCATGAAGTTACAGGGCATTTAGGTGTTGAAACCGTTCTTGGGCCTGAAGGCATGAAAGCTTTGGTAAATAAAATTACCAAGCAAGAAGGCGGCGTAATGGCGTTGGCTGATAAATTAGGTGTAGGTGAAGATGCACGCGGTGCTTATGACGCAGCTATAAACGCTAAACTTGGTGAAGAAAAAGCTTTGGAAGCGGCTGTACATGAAATGATTGCACATACTGCTGAGAAACGCCCAACTAAAGACTGGGTAGGCAAAGCTAATGAGTTTATTAAAGCTTTAGTAGGTGAATTTAGAGCGGCTTTGCGGCGTATGGGTATCAATCTAGATACCAATACATCTGACATTTACAAGATTCTTCGTGACGCACGCAAAGATTTTAAAGAAATTACCCCAGGCGCGTATAAAGAAGCTAATGGTAGTATTCAGTTTAGTAGTAAAGCTAAATACAACAACAAGTTTGCAGATTTAGGAAATGACGTTAGCAAGATTGTTCATGCTAATAAGACTACTAATGACAAAGTTCGTGCTGCAGCTGCGGGCTTTAAGACACCTACAGGATTAATTAAAGAGGGAGGTATATTGTCTCCCCAAAACCGCTTAGCCCTGCGTACTCGTTATGTAGATAGATTTGCTCCAATGGAGAAAGTTGCTGAAAAGCTTACCGCCAAATTGCAAAGCTCGCTTGAAGGCACTCAGTTAATGTACTACCTTCGTATGTTTGACCAGGGTATTAACTGGGTGGCTCAGACTGCTTCGCATGGCCCGATGAGTATTATTGAGAAGAAACGTGCAGACGGTAAAGTAGAACGCATTATTGAAACCAAAGAGGGTGCCAGCCTGCTTAAAGTATCTCAGGCTCTTAAAGAAGCTGATGTAGGCGATGCTAACGCGGCTAACCAGTTGTTTACCTTCTACTTGGCAGCTAAGCGTGCTAAGCGCGTGGGTTTAAACACCCTGAATTTTGGTGACGATGTTACCCAAGAGATGCTAGATAAGGTGATAAACCGCATCAATTCTGATGCTAAAACCAAAGCAGCGTTTGAAAAAGCGGCTGACATCTACAATGAGTACAACAAAGGTTTGGTTGAGTTTGGTGTTCAGACCGGTCGATTCTCCAAGGAAGAAGCTGCAAAGCTGCTCAAAGAAAACGACTATGTTCCGTTCTACAGAATTGATAAGAATGGCGATGTGTCGTTAGATATTGGCGGAGCCAATACAATTAGTATTGGTAACGTTAAAGATCAGCCATACCTACATGAGTTAGTCGGCGACAATAAGCCCATCCTTGACGTATTTACTAGCGCTTTGCAAAACACCCGCATGCTAACTGATATGGCTTTGCGTAACTTGGCGGCCCGTAATGCAGCTTTTAGCTTGAAACAAATTGGTGGCTTAAAGACTAAAGTAACTCGTGCCGGTAAAGATTTTGGATCTGGTATATATCCAGGCAAACTAGAGGCTGGCCCAGATGTAATTAAGTTTAAGATTGACGGCGTAGATCACCACGCTATTGTTGATACAGAGACTATGGGGATTCCAGCAGACTTGCTGGTAAAAGGATTAGACGGCGTACAGGTTTCTATTCCTAATTTGGTTAAGGTTGCAGGTTACCCCGCCAAGTTGTTGCGTTCATTTATTACCCGTAACCCAGCTTACGCTATCCGTCAGATTGCTCGTGATTCGTTATCTAACGCCTTTACTACTGGCGCTAATTCTATTCCTATCATCGACAATATGAAGCAGCTTGGCTCTATGTGGGGGCGCACAAACCCTACTGAAAATTTACTGCAAAAGCGCGGTATCTTGGGCGGTCAGGTTTTAGGCAACGCATCAGATGCAATGCAAAAAGCTATGCTACAGATTATTGACGGCAAACCAGGTTGGGAAAAGTCTATGGCATTCCTAGACCACGTTGCTATGATGGGCGATGCTACTTCTCGTGTTACTTCTTACAACAGCTTTGTTAAACAAGGTTTGTCCGATATGGAAGCTACACTAGCTGCTTTGGAAGCTATGAACTTTAGTAAGAAAGGCACATCGCCTAGCTTGTACTTGCTCAACCAAATGGTTCCGTTCTTAAATGCGCAGATCCAAGGTATGGATGTTCTGTACAAAGCGTTTGCTGGCAAGATGCCGTTTGCTGATAAGTTGGATATTAAGAAAAAGATTTGGCAACGCGGTGCTATGATGGCGGCATTTACTATGGCATATACAGCTATGTCATACGATGACGACGACTATAAGAATGCTACCTCAGCTGAAAGAATTGGTAACTGGTTTATCAAAGTGCCAGGAATTGACGAGAAAGTTAAAGTACCTATCCCGTTTGAAGTCGGCGGTATATTTAAGATGCTTCCTGAGATGTTGTATTCCACAATGTTTAAAGACAAGAAGTTGGGCGATGCCGCATCAGAAACATCTAAATATGTTGTGGATAACTTTGTTCCATCGTTTATGCCTACAGCTATCAAGCCTGTAATTGAACTGGGTGCAAACTATTCGTTCTTTACTGGTAAACCTATTGAAGGCCAGCGTCTTATGGAGTTAGCTCCCGGCCAACGCGCGTATGCAAATACCCCTGAGGTTTTAAAAGCGCTTGGGGAAGCTACTAATATATCCCCAGTTAAGATGGAATACTTATTACGTGCTTACACTGGTTCTTTCCCATTAGCTATATTGGCGTTGGCAAACCCAGTTGCTGGCGGAGCAGAAGCTCCGGAAGGTCGCGGCGTACTAAGCAGTACAACTCCAGTTATTGGCGCTTTCTTCCAGCCTAAAGACGCAAACGGTCTTATTGATAAAGCTTACCAGCAAATGCAAGATGTGATTCAAGCGGACAGAACGTTTAAGAATTATATTGAAAGCGGCAGAAATGAAGAAGCTGACGCGTTCTTGACTAAAGAAGCTGATTTGATTGGTATGGCTACTTTCTCAGGTAATTTTAGAAAGCAGATGGGTGAATTGGCTAAACAAGAACGCGCTGTTCGTTCTATGACTGGTATTAACGGCGCTGAAAAACGTCAGATGCTAGACGAGATTAAAGAAGCTAAGATAGAAATATCTAAAGCATTCCTTAGCGCACGCGAGTAAACCAAACGCCAATCTTTCCATTCTTGCGCCCTAGTTCGGCTTTGGCGGTAATGCGGTGGTAAAGGGCGGCTTTTAAACCGTTTACCCTTACCTCTTCAAACTTTAATGTTGGAACAAAGAAGCCCCCTTGCGGGGGAACTTCTAGCCAAGGGTAATGCACCTTAATCTTCCTCACTTATCACCAATGGGCGTGTGATTCTAATTACGTTGACTCGCATTGATGGGCCCCTAGTCTTAGCTAGCATATCTTTGCGCATGTACCCAATCTTGTAATTAGGCAGTGACTCAAGCTCTTTCTTTAAGTCGGAGTATCCATAACTCATAGTAGAACAATGCTGTTTAAGAAGTTGCTCTTCAATATAGTAGTCTACATGGCCGGGGGTCATTTCATGCTCAACCCTTCCAGCTACGTCCGACCTAGTCAGCGACTGGTCAATCTCATTATGGCCGCCCAAGGTTGCCTTAGTAATACCATCAATGGCTTTAACCACAACGAATTTACCGTAGCATTCACGAGTGTAGGCGTTAAGGACATCCTCAGCGGTTCTGCGGTTGCCACGTACTGCGGCTCTTGCCTCGTTAACCATACCGCGAAGGGTTTCTATGATTGGTCTAATTGGAACATCAATAATGTTTGCGTATTTTTTACCCATAAGTATCACTATAGCTACGATGGCGGCATTACCAGCAGTCCAATAACGCTCGTCATCTGATGAATTAAATTCCGCTTTTAACTTCTCGCGGGTCTCGTTGTACACCTGTACGGCTGTAAGCCTGTTCTTTACAATCCAGCGAATCAATTCACGACCTACGACACCGTAATTTGATTTGAGAATATCTACTGTACTGCTCTCGGTTGAAGACGCCCATTGCACTTCCTTGGCTGGTTTAACTTCTAGCATACGAAGCATTTCAGCTTGGGATGTGTGCTTGCGCCCACCCGATAAGAAGTCATAAATATGAGTGTTGCTTGAAAACAACACCATTAAGTTCCATACAGTAGTGTTCAGCCGCTCCTTATTGGCGCCCTGTTCCATGCGCTCTTTGCCCTTACCTTGTGTTAAGTCTAGTAAGAACTGGGGCAACCACTCAAATGACTCGCGATTCTTGTTGGTAATCTCGTCCATTACAAGCGGTAGGCTGTTTAATAGGCCCTGTCTTTGCTGTGCGGCTACTGCTGAAGTTGATTGCGTGACCCTGTAGAGCTCTGGATGACCCCAAAAACTAGCTGCAAGGGCTAAGGCAAGCGACTTACCACGACCCGAACCCGAGGATCCAAGATGGTAAACAACGCCTCTAAAGCCCGAAAAGTGCATCAGAATCGAAGCAGGCCCGACCATGCCCATGGTAACAATCTCCCATAGCTCCTTGGCAATGTACATATTAAGGACTTTCTTCCACTCCTCAATGGTGCCCATTGGTTTAGTAGCGTAGTTGACGTTAGCCATTCCCGGGGTTGGAACATATAGCTCCTTGCCGTCAGGGGAGAATATGGTGCTGTCATATACAAATGAGTTGTCTTCTTGCCAACCGCAACTATGAGGAACCTTAACCGCCACCTTATTAGAGCTGGCATATTCCACACAACCACGGATGTACTCATATAAATGAACGTCGTTACCTTTGCCATACACCGCAATAATGTTGTGGCTTGCTAGCATTTTGACAGTCTCATCCTTACTCACTGCCGATTTTTGCGGCATGATGATATCCGAAGTACCGTTGGGGCGGCAGACTATCATGTGGATAAGATGCTCATCGCCGTTATTTAGGATGTCAACCACAAACAGGTCATACGGCAGAATCATTACCTGTTTCTTAACCTTCTCGCCGCCTTCTTCCTCAACTACCTTGTCGATAAACACACCGCCATTTGCCCCATAGCTAAATCCGCGTGGCGGAATTGGGCGCGTAATCATTATCTGCTCGGCTGGTTTATTCTCCGTAGCCGCTTTAGTTTCGACAATGATTTCTTTTGGCTTGTTGTCTACCTTGATCTCGCGACCTAGGGCTAACGGATTCTTAATTTTGCCTAGATGTGGGCATCCTTTACAAACTCCCGGGTTGGCTTCGTCTAGTTTTAAGCAACTGTATGGGCCTTTAATTTGGTTCCACTTGGTGTTGTGGCGATCCATATCGTATGGGTGCATGGCAGATAAAGCCATACCTTCTTCTTCACCATCATCACAGTATTTAGCTATGCTGAGGACACCGCGCCACAAAGGTTCCATGCCATCATCTTTAGCGTGGTCAATATAGTGCTGAATCTGTTTGCATTTAGGGGCTACGTTCTTGAAGAAAGTAATGCTGTTCTCCACCATCTTGACGCTTGATGCTGAGCCTTTTAAGTCTGGACGAGTTCCTGGAAGGTCAAACTTTTGGAGTGCCTCGTGGGAATCTTCCCCGATTAAATCTTTGATGACCGTAGACAATATCTCGAAGTCAAACGTACTGCCTATTACCTTGATAGTAACAGCTCGAGGCTTTTCATTTTTATAGTTGTGTGTATCAGGCACACGCAATACCCGAGCCGCGTCCCCTGTAACCATAGCATCAATATTCAAGCCTTCCTTTTTGCATAGGCGCTTGAGGTTTTCTGCTACTGGTTTCCATGTAGCTATATCTACTTCTTCTGTGAACGGCCAATATACGTGAAGTCCGCCGCCACTAGATACGATGTATGGGGTTCCAAGGTCGTTTAGCGATGTTGAAGACAAAAAGATATCCAGTGCCGCTGCAGCCGCCTGTTTGTTAGGATAATCTTTTCCTTCTCCGCAATCAATATCTAAGAACAAAGATTTTATTTTTACTGCGTTTGTGGCTAAACGCTTGCCACTTGTGTTAAATGATGCTAGCGCATAAAACGCATTAAGACCCTCACCGCTAAAGTGAGTAGCGTTGCTATACAGCTCATCAATCGTATCGACAAATACGTGTTCTTTTTTTGCTGTGCTTAGTTCGCAGGCGCAATACTTACCCGAAGACGGAAGCACAGTCGCTAGGAATTCCTGCGACTTCATAAATGCTCCTTGGGTTAGCCGTTAATGCGTTGATTGAATCTTTTTAAAAGTTCCTTTTGAAAACTTAACGGCATGCCAGTATCAAGGTAGCGGTCTGCAAAGCTAATGAGTTCTTTATCGGTAAGCGAAGATGGGTGAATAGGTGATTCGTTTATTTTTTCTGATTGCATTTTTTCATTGCCTCTTCAACTGTACTGCTAGTTTGTAGTATGCGTAACAAATTGGTCACGCTTGTTCTGTATGACGGAGTAACTTCGGTTCCTGAGAACCAGTTATAAACCGTCTGTCTTGTTGCGCCTGTGTACTGAGAAATCTGTATCACAGGAAAATTTAATTTAATAGCCCAGCGACCCAGCTGATTGCCTAGGGTCTTCTCCGCTTTAGCGGTGGACTGTCGTATCGTTTCTGAGTAAGCCATTATCTTTTCTTTGTTGTGGGTGGGGAGACAGTCTTTTTAGTCTGAAATCTCTTCGAGCCATAGAGCTGAATAGTGTCAGCCTCCCCTAAACTTTTATCCTGAGCAGGTAGTAAAACAGTTGCCAGACCCATCACAGCAAACAGTACAGATTCGTCCTGTTTGCATATCAGTGTTTGTCAAGCAACCAGCATAAACAACCGATGCCGCCAAAATTAACCCAAGGGCTGTGATAACTTTATTCATCGTCTGCATCCCATGCGTCAACAACGGAAGCTAAGTCACCAGTCTTTTTCTTTGGAACGGCAGAAGGTTTAACTGTAGGCTTGCGCTTCTCAGGCTCATCAAATGATTCGGCTTCTTCTTTTGGTGCCGCTAAAACTGGCGCAGGGGCTGTCTTCTTGCTACCGCCCATACCAAAGCTCAATATAACTGCTTGCTTAGCTTCAGTAGACTCGCTCTTTTCCTTAACAGTCTCGTACTCGTCTTCGGATAACCAGCGCATTGGTTGGAAAAATAACTTAGGTACTGCGGCTTTAGTATCAAAACGCAAACGAGTAACAACAGTCTCAGGACTAATGCTTTGGGCAGCTAAGAATCTAGCGTATGCCTGCAACGGACGTTTGTCACCTTCTTCTTTACCGAAAATTGATGTGGCAGATAAAGTCAATTGCATTACGTCACCACCAACATCGTTCGCTAACACAACTGCTAAACGCTGGCTAAAACGACAAGCGCGTGAATTACCTTGACCAGACCCCGCCGCATTTTGTGGGCACGATGCGCAGTTGCTAGACTGTGGGTCTTCTGCGTATGCATCAGGTTTTTCGCCATCAGCTGACCAGCAAGTAGGGCCCTTAGCTGAACCTTCTTCGTATGTGCCTGCATAAAATGTACGGCTGATTTTGGATGCGGCTTGAACAATAACTACGTCAAGATGGCGATCATCAATAGAAGCAATCTCTTCGCTACCTGCTAGCAAACGGAATACACCGCCTTTGATTGAAATACGTTTTACGCTTGCTCCGCCTCCACCAGCTAAGCTACGGGCAAGGCTAGATAGTTCTACCTTCTTAGCAAACGATGGTAGTTGTGCGGGGTTAAATGCTGTGAGTTCTTTACTCATTTGTTACTGCTCCTGTACTAGTTGGCTTGGCTACCGCCGTGCCTGTTTGTAAAAATTCTAAAAATACTTCGGCTGTTTCTGTAACTTCGTAGGAGCTACCTTCGTACATGCTTTTTGCGGCTGTATCTAAAGCGAACCTACGTAGTTCTAATTCCAACATGATGTTACGTGCCGCTTGTTCAACGGCTTGTTGTTGCGCTAATTGCTCATCCATTTACTTCTCCTTATTTGGTTGGTTTACGTACTGATACTGAAACTTCGGACATAGAGTTTAACCCCATAGGTACAACGCCAGGGTTTTCCTCTAAGAACATCGCCATATTCTTCTGAGAAATGCGCTTCTCAAACAAATCAAGCGCATCGTTCTCCACTACAAACGTCTTAAATGAATCCCAGTCGTCTGTGTAATAGCGTGTTTTTTGTGACAAGATGATTGTTCCTTCATCTGTCTTTACAGATTGAAGACCAAGAGACACCATCTGATCTTTCATGGCATTCTTAATTTCTTCTTGCTGTAGCTTAAGTTCTTCGAGCTTCGACTCATATTCAGTTGTTAGCTCATTTACTCTGCTGTATATCTTGCGATATACCTTTGCTAGTTTGTCTAGCGGGATTGCTTCGTCTGACATACTTCCTCCTTTGTCAATTATTATACATCAATACAGACAGCTGTACAACCCGATATCGGGTTTTTAAATTTCGCCTATCTCCTCCTTATACAGGTTCAGTAGAATGTCATGCCCTTCGACACGCTTTTCTAACTGTGCGAACATCCGCTTTTCTATATCGCTACCTTGTAAGTGTATCACAGTAACATTCGTACTCGTCTGTCCAATACGATCTGCTCTAGCAATGCACTGTAGGTATGTTTCTACAGACATAACGGGGCCATAAAATACTACTGTATCCGCGGCTGTAAGTGTTACCCCATGTGAAGCTGATTGAGGCTGAACCACAAGTATACGCGGGTTGGGTTCGGTTTGAAACCGCTTAAATATATCGGTACGCTTATTAACTGATACGTCACCATGAATTACCTCCGCCCCTATATTGTGCTTGAGAAGGAACTCGTGAATGGTTTCGATGCTGTGCCTAAATGGTGCAAAGACAATCACCTTTCTGTTGGTTTCTTGCAACACTTCTAATAAGACGTTCAAGCGTGGGGCGCAGTCAAATTCTACAACCTCATGGGCATCGGTATAAGCCGCACCTGCTGAAATTTGTAGCAACTTCGATACCCCCGCCGCCGCATTAACGGCAGTAATGGTTTCCCCTGACGCCTGCATAACCATACGCTCCTTGAGTAGCTTATAGTACTTGACCTGTTGGGGTGTTAGCGGTATCTCACGCGTCTCAGTAAGTACTGGCGGTAGGTCGGTACACTCTTCTTTGGTAAATCTAATGGCTGGTTGCAATGCAGCAAACACAGCCTCAGCCGCTCCGCTTTTAGGTACCCATTTAAACTGAGTAAGCTTTTTCATCACCTTGTCGCGCCACGCGGTAGCAAACTTAGGAACACCTGATGGGTTAACCAACTTTGCTAAACCATAAGCATCCATCGGCGACTGAGCTGAAGGAGTACCAGTCATCATCCACAGTAATGAATCAGGACGAATGATTTTGCTAAGTGATTTCCACCGCTTAGTTGATGCGTTCTTGTATGCGTTGGCTTCATCTACTATGACTAAATCAAACCGCCCATCACGTGCAACTTCTTCAGCAATTAGATTTAACCCGTCGTAGTTAACAATTACAAACTCGTAATCGCCTTGAACCATTTCTATACGCCGACTAGCCTGAGCATGGTGCGCCACAATTGCAGACCTGTGGATAACGCTATTAGATATGCCACTCATCCAAGCATCGTGCATGATAGATAGAGGGCACAGAATTAAACAACGTCTTACTTTCTTCAACCTCATCAAGTAGTCTGCTGCCCATAAAGCGCTTAGTGTTTTACCAGTGCCCGGGTCATTAAATACAAAAGCTTTAGGATTAAGTGTTAAGAAAGAAGCAGTTTCAACTTGGTGTGCAAAAGGTTTATGTCGTCCTGGCCAATCATATCTAGCCGTTATGGGCGACGTTAAGTCTTTAACACCTAAGTTTCTAAGTACTCTTACTTCTTCTAAACCCCAAAACACTGCCATCTCATACACACCACCATTCTCACCTACTACTTTACTACGTGGAATAATGCTGTACTTATCGGGGTCACGCGTCCTAAATACTAGAGCTTTGTTCTCTATTATTTCCATCTTCGTTTCTCTTTTCCTTTTGATCGATGTAATCTTTTAATGTTTTTTGTTTTTTGCTACCAAAGATTGTTTCAAAGTTCTTATCAAATGTTTCTATTGGTACACCTAATGGGCGTGGTGCATCGCCTTTACCGCCGTCTCTCATATCACTTGCTCCGCTATCTACTATATTAGTTGGTACGTCGTGTTTCATTC